CCGCACAGCATCGCGGTCTGCATCGTGGGCGGGGATGATGAGGCAATCGCCGAGACCATCTACCGACGAAAGGACATGGGGTGCGGCACGACGGGCAGTTACTCGGTCACGTACATCGCAAAGGATCACTTCAACGCGACGTACACGTACCGCATCACCCGCCCGAGCGCGCAGGACTTCAAGGTGCGCGTGACGTTTAACGCCGAGTCCGTGAACCCGTATGAGGAAGCGGACGTAAAGGCGGCCTTGATTGCGGACTTCTCGGGCGAAGGCTCGAACCCGCGCATCAAACTGGCTACGAAGGTCTACGCGTCCCGCTTCTACGGCGTGGCGATCCCCAAGACTACGGCTCCCGTGCGCAAGATCGAGATTCAGCTCGGCGATGCAGGGTGGGTTGACTCCGTGGAGATCCCCGCCAACGTCGAGCCTTCGATTTCCTCGGAGAACATCGTCTTCGTGTACGAGAGGTAAGGCATGGCGGACACACAGACATGGTTCAACTTCGCATCCGTTGAGGACGTGCGGGGCATCCCCGATGTCGCCTCCACGCAGTCAGAAGCTATCCAGACGCAGTACGCCTTCAGTGCGGACTTTCAGAATCTGGGAAGCCTGATGCAGGATGTGATCGACGCCACGCCCGACCTCGAGCGCCTGCACGCGGCGGCGATGGATCCCCAGACCGCCTACGGCGTTTACCTCGACTGGTGGGGGCAGAAAGTCGGCGTAGACCGCTTCATCAAGGTGCGCGGCGAGTACGTGCGCTTTGATGATGACTACTTTCGCTTCCTGATCCTCTACCGCGCCGCTTGCAACATCTCGAACGGCTCGGCGGACGCCGCGAACAAGCTGCTACAGCGCCTGACGGACACCACGGTTTTCGTCGTGGACTATCTCGACATGAGCGTGAACAGCATCGTCATCATCGGGAACATTTCCGACCTGCAGGCAATGATTTTGCAGACCTACGGCCTATTGAATCGACCAGCGGGCGTTCTGACCAATCTTCTCGTCATCTATCCCGACGAGCAGATTTTCGGCTTTGAGGGGTCGACCCTCATGCCTTTCGACGTCGGCGTTTTCAATCCCGGCAGAACAATTGAGATTGACTGATGAGCAACTATCCCGAACACCTGTTGACCTCGGCACTGGCCGCCGAGGGCGACAAAACGATTCCGCCCGCAACCTCGCAGGAGGCGGGCACTGGCCGCTTTTCGCAGAACAAGGGGTGGACGGAAGTCAACTCCATGCCGCCCGCAGGGGGCGGCACCCCGCCGAAGCGTCAAGACTTCAACGGTGCGTTCTACCTGCTCTCCCAGTTCATCCTCTGGTTCCAACAGGGCGGGGTGATGAACTACTCCGCCGAGCTTGACTACGAGCCGAACAACGAGGTCTTCGCCGGCAATGTCAAGTACCGTTGCCTGAAGGCGAACGGCAAGAGTACGAAGGTTGTCGCCCCGGGATCCGATCCCGCCTACTGGGCAACGATGGACGCGGGCGACGTGAGATGGGACAAGGAACAGAACCTTTCCACGAACGACCAGGCTCGCGCGCGCAAGAACATCGACGTGCAGAGCACTGCCGAAGTCGCCGCACAGCTTGCCGATGCAATCAAGGGCTTCGTCGCATTCGACAAGGCTCAGAGCCTGAGCGATGAGCAGAAGAAGCAGGCCAGAACAAATATCGGCGCGGTGCAGGGCTCGGACATCTCGGGCTTCGTTAGCTTCTCCGAAACGCAGGGGCTTAGTGCCGAACAGCAGGCGACGGCTCGCAAGAACATTTCGGCAGCGCCCGTTGATTCGCCCGCTTTCACGGGCACGCCTACCGCTCCAACGCCTGCTTCGGGGGACAGTTCGACGCGCGTTCCCACGACGGAATGGGTTAAGAGAAGGATCGCCGCAGAAGCGCCCTAGGACTACGTCGTAGAGACCTACCGATCGGGTTCGACGTGGTACAGGAAGTGGAAGTCGGGCTTCATCCAACAGCACGGCAGGTGCGGCGGGTATTCGACGCAGACGATCACTCTGCCGGTCGCCTTCAAGGATCCCAGTTCTGTGACCGTGCAGGTAACTGCAACGGGCGGTGGGCATCCTGACGATTGCTACGTCCTGTCGGGCATCAATAAGGACGGCAAGACGATTTGGGCAAACCTTCGCCGCTTCTCCGGTGGTGACTGGCTCGCGGAGGGCTTCTGATGGACAGCTTTTCTTTTCATTACGTGAAGACGCCCACGGGCGAGATCTCGGGCGCGTCTTTCATGCAACAGACTGAGGACGTTATCAACGACCTCGGTAAGTTTGCGACCGAATCCACGCAGGATTCGACCGAAGCTCTGCGCATTGCCAAGGAAGCGATGAGCACGGCGGACACGGCCAACGCGAATGCCGCCACGGCGCTCGCCACGTCGAACAGCGCAATCTCGGTTGCTAAGTCCCTGCAACTCGTCGTGGACGGATGGGAACCGAAGCTAGAGCAGGCCGTTGCCGATGCCTCTCAGGCGGTCAAGACCGCACAGGCCGCAGAGGCGAACTCGACGCAAGCACTGGGTACCGCGAACGCCGCGAAGTCCACGTCGGACCAGGCTATCGTCACAGCAAACTCTGCCCTCGCGGCCTCGAACACTGCGACCACGGTTTCGATCGAAGCCCGCGATACGGCCAACTCCGCAATCGAGATTGCAAGGCAGGCTGTTGTGGATGTCTCCGCTGACGTGGCGCTCATGAAGGGGCTCGTCGCGACCGCAACCGAACGCGCGGAGAACGCGAGCATCAGTGCGGGCGTTGCGCAGACCGCCAGGGATCTTGCGCAGAAGTGGGCGAACTACATGGACGGGACGGTCGACGAGACCGAGTATTCCGCGAAGTGGTATGCGACTAAGGCGGCCGACAGTGAGACTGTTGCCTCTACAGCCTCAGCGTCTGCTACGGCTGCCGCTGACTCTGCGAGCGCAAGCGCAACGGGTGCGCGGCAGTCGATGCAGACCGCTCAGCAGGCGGCGGCAGGGGCGAGTGCGTCCGCACAGGCGGCAGAAGGATCAGCTGTTCGCGCAGAAGATGCCGCGAAGCGAGCTGAAGATGCGGCCTCAAGAAACGTCAATGTACTGACCTATGACGCGCAGACACCGACCCCTGAGCAGCAGGCACGGGCGAGAGCAAACATCGGCATCTTGAGCGACGCCGAAATTGATGGGCTTTTTGCTGATCAGGGTTAACAAGGAGGCATTCATGTGAGTGTGATTCGACCCGCGCTTTCTTCCAGTGAGCGCACTACCGAGAGAAGGGCTGTGACGGTTATTCGACGCAGCCCTTCTTTTTTACGGCCGCAGGCGATCGTCGAGGGGCTCCCGCAGGAGACCCCGACCGATCCGTATCTGCCGGTCGACTGGAAAACAGGAGATGTGATTACGGCTGCAAGGCTGAACGCCACCGATGAAGGCGTCGACAAAAACGCTGACGCCATCGAGCGGCTTAAGGCTCGGCAGCCCACGAAAATCCCCACAACTTTTATTGACAACCTCTTTTAAATAAGGAATTTTTTATCATGGCTACTCAGTTTCTCGACCTCGCTGGCTTGACCTACTATGACGGCAAGCTGAAGGAAAAGGTCGCAGGCTCCATCAAAATCGAAGGTCTGAACGTCTCGCTTACGTCGATCTCTGGTGCGGTACTCGGCACGATCGCGATCCCGCAGCAAAAAGTCGAACTCGCCTCTGGTTCGAAGAACGGCCTTATGAGCAAGGAACACTTCACCAAGCTCGAAGGTATCGCTGCCGGTGCAACACTGGTCGAAGAAAGCGAAACTAACGGCAATGTCAAGATCAATGGCGAGGAAACGACGGTTTACACGCCTGAGGTCTACACCCCTCACGAAAATGGCCTCTACAAGGTGACGGTCACCGACAAGGGTGCTGTGAGCGTCGCCACGCCGGTCACGAAGAGTGACATCACCAGTCTCGGCATTCCGGCTCAGGACACGACCTATGCGCCTGCATCTGGCGAAAAGGATGGCCTGATGTCGGCCGCTCACTTCACCAAGCTTGAAGGCGTTGAAGCCAAGGCTCAGGTGAACGTGATCGAGAAGGTGTCTGTCAACGGCTCTGCGCTCCCGATCAACAGCAAGGGTGTGAACATTGACCTCACGCCGTATGCCCTCAGGACCGACATCACGAATGTCTACAAGTTCAAGGGCTCTGTCGAGAACTTCGAAGCTCTGCCGAAGAGCGACATGACGGCTGGTGACGTGTATGACGTTAAGGCCGCTCATGGCGACAATCCCGCCGGCACGAACTTTGCCTGGACGGGCACGGAATGGGAT